CTAACAGGGAGCGAGTTGAGAATGTGTATCTTGTATCTGTCCGATGCACTGGCAAAGATGGACGAAGCTCTGAAAATCAGGGAGCAGTTGACATCTCAGGTCTTTCTGGTGAAAAGCTAGCCAATGCCTTGATGAAGGCTACAACTAAAGCCATACGCAGGACTGTGCTTGCTCATTGCGGATTGGGGATGCTTGATGAAACTGAACTCGACACTATCCCGACTAATCAATATCAGAAGGTTGATATGCCGCCTGTACAGGCTCTGCAGCCGCTTGCTGAGGTCATTGAGGGTAAGTACAAGGTATTAGTTCCAGAGGGCGATAAGAGCAAGGTTTACAGCTCTCACCAGGATGAAATGCAGTGGCAGGATAACTTCTTTGGTTTGATCGGCAAGATCGCTGACTCGAAGAAGATGACAACCGAGGAGAAGAACGCCAAATTGGCGTCACTCTTTCGGGTCAACCACGAAACCATCGATAACTTTGGCGGGGTTGCAGCCATTGCATTCAAGAAGCGCTGTCACGATCATGCGGTCGAGGGTTTTGTCGCAAAAAAGGTAGTGACTCTGGAGGCGGAGGAAGAGGTAGTGTTCGATTGACGCAGACGCAGGCAGTGCTTGAGCGTTTGCAACAAGGAACGCTCACGCAACTGCAGGCTTACGCAGAGATTGGTTCAACAAGACTTGCAGCCAGGGTCGAAGAACTAAGAAAGCAAGGTCACACCATCGTGACACACACAATCAACCGTAATGGCAAATCCTTTGCCGAATATCAACTAGTGAGGAAATAATGGCTTACGAACAGCAACAAGGCAGTGGCGTACTTTTCACCGTTAAAGAGAAGAAGTCTGACAAAGCACCAGACTGGTCAGGAAGTTTCACCTGCGATCAGGCTTACAAGCCTGGTGATGTGATCAAACTGTCAGCATGGACGAAACGCAGTGCTTATGGCGATCTAATCTCGATCAGGGTGAATAATTTCGTACCAGGCCAGCCTGCAAGGCAAGGTCGTGAGGTGAGCTATCAAGACGATGACAGTGTGCCGTTCTGATGTTATGCCCTAAGTGCGCCGAACGTGGTGAGCACAACGATACGATCATCCTAGAGACTCGCAGGTATGGAGGCAAGAAGCCTGCGAACTCTTGGGTGACACGCAGGCGACGCTGTGTCGCTTGCTTGCATCGATTTACCACCACAGAGGTCATTAAAGGCGCTAATGACAAGGTATGGGATGCTGCATTGAGGGAGGATATGGCATGACTAAAGACGACATTATCCGCATGGCGCGGGAGGCTGGATTGGTTTACGGGTCTGACGAAAAGCCATTAGGTTCTGTAACACGCTTCGCCACCCTTATTGCCGCGCATGAACGTGAGGCGTGTGCGAAGGTGGCAGACGAGCAGGCGCAGGACGAACCATACGGTCACGCAAAATTCAGGTGCGGCAATATCGCAGCCGCCATACGAGCAAGGGGGCAGCAGTGACAAAACTGACAGAATCCCACATGAAGGTGCTTAAGTATCTTTCCAAACGAAAGACTGAAGCCACATTCAAAGACATTCAACTGCAAACCAGGCTTGGCATTCCGACAACCAAGTACGTTATTCGTGCACTACTTCATGATGGATACATCAAGAAACGATCAGAGAGGCTCAATCGCGTAACGGAACGGTTCTATACCTTTGCCAGTTGGGAGCCAGTACCGAGAGAACCTGTTAAGAACCCTGTCAAGTTCACCAAGACGCGTATTACGATAGAACCTAAGTTCTTCAACAATCCGTTTAGTGTAGGTGCTTCATGAGTGAGATGACCAGGGAAGAAATGCAGGCCAAGATGGAAACGCTCTATGCGCTCACTAGAGAGCTAAGAGCCATGCTGGCAAGAACTGATCACAAACTCAAAGTCAGAGAGATGTTCATCCATGCCTTGCTCGACCCTGATGCTTTTGGCTATGCCGTAGAGAACTCTGTTAGGGAAGAAGCCTGGAAAATCCTACAAGGAGAACGCGATTGAGCAAGCTAGGAAAGACCAGAGGTGCCAGTTATGAACGAGAGGTCTGTAACGCGCTTACAGAGCGTTTAGGAACCAAGGTGACGCGTGTACTAGGGCAAGCAAGAGATGGCGGCTCAGACATCGATTTAGGCCCGTTTATGATCGAATGCAAGCGTCGTAGGAAGATAGCTCTTTATGAATGGATGGAGCAAGCCAAAGTCTCATCCAAGGGTGAGAAGGTGCCTGTGGTGATTTGCAGGGCTGATGGCAAGGAGAGTCTTGTGATCTTTAGGCTTGACGATGCGATCACACTGATGCAGAATGAATTGTGAACTCCGCTGAGTCTGCCAGTAGGTTAAGCGCTTGAGGTAAGCGAGCAGATAACCTCACCACGTCGTCTTCCCCTGTGAGTAAGTGGATTTTGCCCCGTCCTAGCGACGGGGTTTTCTTTTGGCAGTCTTTGCGGATTCTCGAAAATTCTTGGCGGTGGGGGAGCCTTTACTACCTGGCTTTCTCATTCTCTCGCCAGAACCTGCTGCAATGCGAGCACGTTTAGCATGAATGTTTGCGTATAAACCTGGTTTCATCTAACACCTCCAGCGTCTTCTAGCGGCCTTGCCTCTTGGGCCAGACCATGATCTTGACCTTGCACAGAAACTCTTCTTCCTAGCCTTTTCTCTTGGCGTTGAAGGGTTTGGTGCAGGCGCTTGCAGATTGGAGCCTGTAGCCCTGTTATAAGCCTTCCTGCCGGCTTCTGTCATGCCACCACCTTCAGCCACTGACTGAAAGTGCCTACCCTTACCACGCGTTGTCTTTGCAATCGGGTTTGCCATGCTTACCTCATCATCAATGCTTCAGCTTCTCGACGCTTAGTCAACCCTGGTAGCACCCTGCCTGCAGCCTTGTTCCACTTGCGGCACTCTACTGCTGCACCTTCCCAGTCATTGGCATCGATACGTTTCTTGAAGGTCGAGATTCTGTAGTTGCCTAAGCCACAGTTATACGCCCAACTGATGACTGCAGCAATACGTCTAGGGCTTGCAGAAACAAGCCGTGGTGAGAGTCTTACCAGCCCGGAAACGAAGTGCCTGACATGTTCCTGAAGGGCAGTCTCAGCTTGTTCTTTTGTCCAGACAGTGTATTGCCTAATATCACGACCAGTAGCACCATAACCAATAGTCCAAGGGTCGCCACCAGTACCGGGGTCAGGATAAGCACAGCAATCGCCGTTAGGAAGGCGTTTAGCATAGCCTTCAAAGGGCTTGATGAGTACGTTGATGGCAAGCTCAATCGCTTCATTCACTAGACTTCTCAGCAATCAATCGGTTGACATGCTCCCACAGTGCGTGAATTTGCCTGTCGTGATCTTTCTCTAAATAATCAAGTCGCGTTTTGATCGTCACGGCATAAACGGCTACACCAACGAGTGCAACACCAAGAAACCAAACCCTTGCCAAGGAATCGATTAAGGCTTCCACGGTTATCCACCTTTGTTGTACTTCTCTATGCTGCGGCCAACAAACCAGAACGTAAGAATCATGGTGAAGAGTCCAAAGTCATCTTCATCCCAACACTTCACGATTACCTCATGCCACGGTGCATTGCTTTGAAACGCAAGAACAAGCGAAGCCGCTTTGACGGCAGCGTACATGCCAAATATCGCCCAGGTGATTCCAGGGCGTACCAAGGCAGAGATTCCAGCCACAAACCAACCTGCTGCTTGAGCCGTTTGACTCTGTTCTTCAAAGGCCGCTTTAATGGTGTCGAGTTGCTGAACACTGTAGTCAACATACTTTTCCTCCATCTTAAAAGTGCCGCGCATCTTCTCAAGATCGGTCTGCAACTGAAACATGTTCAGCTCATGCTGGCGTTCGTTCTTCTTGTCGAGGAACTTCAAGACCTCTGGTGCCAATCGAAACAAACCACCAAAGATACTGCCAAGCAAACCACCTGAAAGCAGGTCAAACATTACTTGTTCAGAATCTGATCAATGCGTGTATGCGCTTTATCGGCTGTCATGTGCAGGTGCTCAACCTTAGCCTTGAGTTCCGCCAGGTCTGAACGAATAGCCACATAAGCACCAAACGCACCAGCAGCAGCACCAATCAGGGCTTGTATGACTACTGACATTGACACTTCCATTTAGGACATCCCTTCGCCAGGCGTGATGTACAGGTTGTGCGTACCCGTATCAACGATGGCAGCAAAGTAGACCGGATTAGTTCCATTGGCCTGGCCGTTGGTAATCACAATTCTACTGTTGGGGGGAACGACAAATCCATACTCACCAGTACCAGACGTTGGTATCACCGCTGTAGTTCCGCTACTTGCACCTGTCTTTACAAAGATTTCATGGTTGCCATCGTTGTAAAGCGCAAACTGGTTAGCAGGCGTATCAGCGTAGACAGCAACATTCGCAGATGTTGTTGTTACGCTTAAAAGGTAGGTCTTGCCAGTAGCAAGAAACGCAATATTATTTGCCACCTTTGTTCCCCCATTGCTGCGCTGCAGTCATGGTGCCATAGCATGGCGCACCATTGGTGAACTTAGGCTGGAAGTTAGGGTTTACTTGCTTGGTCGTGCCTTGGCTAGGCTTTAGCACCACCTGTTTGCTCACTACTTTCGTCATCGTCATCATGCTTTGTTTCCTTCATCAAGGATGGTAAAAACACTGTGATGGCAAAGATAAGCAATGCGGCGATCCGCTCATAACTCGGCCCCCACATTGTCCAGCAAGCTAAGGCAAAAGTCATCGACAACGCCAAGATTGTCAACACCCTCGCCACCACTAACTTCAAACTAATGCGTACTACCTTTAACAGAAGATTCGAATCCATGTTCAGCCTCATGGGGTTAATTAAGGTTATCTAGTCTACCTTAACTATCTTCATCTTCGTCTTCATCCATAAAGCCTCTACCCCAGTCAGCATCACTCGCTTTCAGGCGTATGGCTTCTAACTTCAATGCTCGATCAATAATCTTCGACTTATCGGTAAGGCTTGCTTCCGGGTCTGCCATGACTTCAGCCAAGAGTTTGCTTATCGCAGCCTCTAAGTCAGGGTTTATGCCCGACTGCTTACGCTTCACCGCATCATTCGGCGCTTGGGTTGGCGCTCAGGCATCTTGTTCATAGGCTGGCGACCTAATGCACGTTGCGCTGCAAGCGAGCCTGCAACTTCATTGCGACCCGCCTCTGCTGCCTGCGCTTCTTGGCGCTTCATCTCTTTATTGCCTTCTGCCTTCATCATGCCATCGTAGTTCATCGCATACCTCTCTTGGTTTTACGCGCTGTGGAATAGGCTATGGCCGCAGCCTGCTTGACTGCAGCTCTCTTACTGGCAGGACGGCTTGTGCCAATCTTGCCACTTTCTTTGAACTTCCGCACCATCTCTCCGATGTTGCCGGAAATTGTCTTTTGACTACTACCTTTCTTAAGGGGCATTTCCACCTCCAAGCAATGAACCAATAGGTTGCGCTGCAATGCCACCAGCGCTTCCAGCGGCGACAGCCCTGAATATGCGAGTAGCCGCCTCAACACGGCGATTAGGATCAACCACACGATTAATAACTTGCACCTGCCTGCGCAATTGATCAATCTCTCTTGGGCCTACAAGCGCAGAACCTTCGAGCGCCGGTATGACATTGCGTTCAAACACATCATTGAGTTTTTCTGGGGCGACGCGAGACAATGCCAATTCAAGAGCGCTTAAAAAGTCCTGCTTAGTACGTCTATCAGTACCCAAGTAAGAAGCAAGCCTGCGAGTATCCTCAATGGACTTGGCGCCGGTAAGAATTGATTCAATTGTTTGGGCTGGGTTCTTGCTGCCAAGTACGCTTTGTACTGCTTGCTCAGGCGTGGCAACCGCTTCAGGCATTACAGCTTTGGCTCGCTTTTCCGCCTCACTCATGATTGTTTTGCGCTGGCTCTCAACCTCGCCTGCACTAGCTTTGCGTTGCGCTTCGAGTTCACGAGCCAAACGCTGCGCTTCGGTTTCACCTGCTTGCAATCTGCCTGCCGCTAATTTTTCTGCGCCAGCCATTGCTTGAGTCGCTTCTTTCTCGCCTGCTTTTTCAATCCTACCTGCTTCGGTAGCAGCTTTTGTCTGAACACCAGCCGCCTTTGTTTGAGCCGTTGCAGGCAACCCACCCATCTCAGTACGCAAAGCGGTTGCTAGTTTTTGCCTACGACTAGCAACAGACTCTGCGGTTCCTAGACTGCTGGCAAACGTATCAATGTCTGAACGCAATTGTGGGAAGCGCTCTAACCAACTGCGGTTTGCAAACGCAAAGTCGGCAATCTGTTTACCGTTCTTTTGCTGAATTTGATCAGCAACAAATTGTCTAGCAAGTTGCTCTATTTGCTGCGTGTTGCCGCCAGCAAGTGCAATAGCTTCATCAACCGTATCGCGTGTTTTGAAGATTTGCGCAGGAAGGTCTGAAGCAAAGGTTGAGAACTTACTGAAATCAAAGTCTTCACGACCAGTAAGCGCCTTGCCAAACTTACTTTTGAATTGACTAATGGGCTGGCTATCTAACTTGTACTGATCTAATGCCTTACCAAAGCCTGGCACAAACTCTCGCTGTATGTTTTCAACAATCTCTTTGAGCTTGCTAGCCTGCTGTTGACCAATAGCATCAAAGCCTTCAGCGGGGAGCCCAGCGGCACGGTCACCAAGGAATCGACGTAGATACTCCAGCGATCTAAAGCTGACCTCACGATCTACAACGCTGCCATCTTCAGCCACTGTGCGGCCAGTGATGGCGCTCTTTACTCGATTTAACTGATCGCGTATCTGAGGAAGATTGACGTTAGACATCTTGGTATCTGGATTGCGCAAGATGTCATTGATAAGTTCAACACCAGACCTAAACGCCGTAGTCTGTTTGATACGAGAGCCAGCCTTTTCTTTAGCTTCAGCCTCTGAAAATGCGCCACCCATGTTAGCATCTGCCGCCGCTTGGCGCTCAGATCGCAAGCCTTGCAACCGAGTATCAATAAGGTTTCTAGCTTCTGCTCCAATGTCAGCTACGTTAGCAGGTTGACCGACCTGACCAAGCCCGCCTCTGGCCTGTGTAACGCGCTGTTCACCAGTCTGTCTTGCGCGGCTAGCAACTTCACGCAACCTAGCAACACGCTGATTAGCCTCGGTAAGAATACGTTCGGCTTCTTTCTGCCCTTGATTGATGATGTCATCTGCACGTTTTTGCGCGGCCTGACGCAACATAGGCTCTTGATTGCGAGCTTCCGCCATGATGCGATCTGCTTCGTTGCGAGCATTGATCAGCGCTAATCCAGACTGCTGTTTTTGCGCTTCTTCTAGTTTGATCATGGCTGCTTCAAACTGGCTTTGCAAACGCCCAACCTGTTGCTCTGCTGCGCCCAAGATGCTTTGTGCAGCCGAGTTGGCATCGCCTTCAGCACGTTGAAAATCTGCTTGCAGTTGCTGTTGTTTGGCAATGATGTTTTGCCTAGCTTGATCGTACACGCGGGTTTGCGCACCAACGTCAGTAGCTTCTCTACCGCCGCGCATCTTGGCTTGCAATCGTTGCGCCGCCGCCTGTCTAGCAATTGATTCAGCAGAGCCGTTAGGCATAAGCACAGAACGCGCAGCAGTTGATGCGTCTTGCACATAGCCAGTAGGTGCTGTGCGGCCTAACATACGCCCAAGGAATCGACCTGATTCTGGTGCGACAATCTCAGCGCCAAACCTAACAGCTTCTTGCGTTGTTTTGCCGCCGCCCATTGCTTCAGTAGCTTGGGCGCCTACCTCACCAGCAGCGCCGCTAATGCCACCCATCAATCCTGAAGCTAATCTTCCACCACGCATTACTTGACCAGCAGCAATCAACGGAGGGCCAAGAGGAGCAGTCGGAGGAAATGCTGATGCCGCGATGCCAGCGCCAGTTACAAGTTCAGGCGCAACCAAACCAACACCCGTGCCTGTCAATGCAGAGCCAACAACTTGCCTACCACGCTCCATGAGCGATGGAGGTTTAGGTTTGGAAGGCTCTTCTAGTGACGGAACGCTCGATGCAGGCAAATCATCTTTTGGCACTGAAGTGCCACGCAATGAATTTGGAAGGTCATCTTCAGGCACAGCAGCCATTATTCGTACTCCCAATTTCCATTACGAAACACGATTGGTTTGCCAGATTTAGACGTTGACTTCTGCCCTTCTTGCGGCCCTGCTTGCGCAGGCTGCTGGACAATTGTAGGCGTTGCAGTTGCGTATGGATTGATCTTTTCCCCAGCGGCCACGCCAGTGTTCATCCCCGGCTGAACTTGTATGGCTGGCAATCCAGTAAACATCTGCCGATACACATTGATCGTGTCTTGCACACCTTTAGACATGATCTTCATTTTTTCATCAATGACTTCTGGCGTATCACCAGGTTGCGGTACTGCACCGTAATTACGCAACGCTTCAGCACCAGTCACGGCCTTGCCTGATTGATCTAGGTAATACTTATTTCGCATCCTAATGATTTTTGTCATGAACTGACGGACATCAGGATCACGTTCTGTTTGAACCGCTTGGTTAAGAATCTGACTTTGTTCTGCCGCCCATTCAAGCGGTCTTGTGCTTTGAATTTTTTGTTTCAATGCCGGGTTTTGCAAATCTTTTATCAAATCATTGATGTCTGCAACAAGCACATTGTCAGAAACAAATTTTTTGGTTACGTCAGCACCAGGTTTTAACGATCCTTGTTGCTGTTTCATTTCAGCAAGATCGCGTCTCAATTGATTTGATTGATTTGCAAGTTCACGCTGCAACTGCATACGCTCTCTTGCCATTTCAGCCTGTTGCTTCAGTTGAAGCATAGTCTGTGTAGCGCGATCAGAGCCTTCTACTGCTTTGTTAAGTGCTTCGCTAGCCTGCTTGTACATACCTTGACGCATAGCGGCAGCAGCAACACTGTTTTGCGTTTCTGCCTCTAATATCTTTAACTCACCTTCAGCAGCCTTGCGATCTGTCTGCAATAGGTTCATAGCCCTATTGAATCGATCAAGCGTTTGTCGATTGTTTTCTTTGATAGCCTCTACATTCTTTGTGAAGACATCGAGTTCACGCTTATAAACGTCTTGCCTGCCTTGCCTAAATCCTTCTACAGCACCGTTAAGAGCTGCCATAGCAGCCATCCCTGACCGCTTGCTAGCACCACCAGTAAGGAAGCCAGCAACAATGCTAAGGCCAAGTACGTTTCGGATGTCTTCCAGGTTTGCAGCGCTTGGCTCAAATGCTGGAATCTCTTTTTGACGATACTCAGGTGACTCGACAAGTTCTCGTTCTTTCGCGGCGAAGACATCACCGATCTCTTTGCCACGCGTAGCCATACCCGTGCGTTTTGCAGCAATTTCCTCTTGCGACTTCTCGGCTTCTGCACGTTGAGCCTCCATCAATCCAGGAAGTTGCTCTTCAGCAATCGTGCCACGCGCTATTCTGCTTTGCATACCTTGTTCTGGCGTCTGAGCCTCAGCAGGCTTTCGGCCATACACAGCGCCCATAGCCCGTGAGATTGGGTCGCCAGTCGTACCAAGTGCGTCTTGCAGTGCCATGATTAACCTCTCGGTGGCGGCGTCTTAGAAGTTGTTTCCGGCGTTGCTACATTGCCGTAGATGGTGCGGTATAGATTGGTCAATGTCGTGTTCAGCATGTCACGCGTTGCTTGATCAGCAGCGTAGCCAGCACGAACAGCAGCAGCCTGGTATTGATCACCAATGCCAGCAATCTTGATACCTTGATCAATCAAGTCTTGAGCGCCACGCTGCTGCATCTCTTGCATACGGGCTTGTTGTTGTTGCTGCGCAGTACCGCTAGTCAAACCACGCTGTGCAAGCTGTTGCTTTTGCCTTGCATCAAGCGCTGCTAACTGTTGCATTTGAACTGGCGTCAACTCACCACGTTGACCGCGAGCAATCATTTCCTGACCCAGTGCGCGATTAGGTGCGCCTATCTGAGATAGTTCTTGTTGCATTCTGCGAGCCTGTTGCCCCGCTTGCCTAGCCTGAAACAATGCGGCAGCAGTGCCAAGCCCCGCCAACCCTTCTCTTGTACCAAGCACTTGTTTGGCACCAGTCTTCAACATATCCGCAAAGTCCCTTTGAGGAGCTTGCGCCTGCACACCACGATCAAAAGTTTCTGTGGCAGCTCCAGTCATGCCTTCGCCATAATTTATAGACGGTCTAAATGCAGGTTGAATGGGCGGATACAAATCTTGCGTATAGTCAGGAACATTAGAAGCAACCCCGGTATCGGTAGGATCTGAGTAAATAAACGCTCTACTCATATCAATGGGTTGAGATACAGTTTCTGGCGAAAAGACTTGGTTATCAAGTCCTTGCTGTTCAGCAGGCGCCATGTCTTCATAGCTACCAAGAAAATCACCGTTCTCAAACTCAGGCAATCCCGTTGCAGGATTCATGGTGCCAGCACCACCTCTAGACTTTAGTAATGCAGCCTCTTGCGGTGTGATGTGCGCCAAGATAGTATCTTGTCCACGGCCCTGCCTGCGTAGCATCTCTGCTAAGGCTTTGAGATCGAGGCCACCACCGAGAAGTGCGGCAAGTTGTTTAGCCATGATTAGATTCCTAACAATCGACGTAATTTCAACGATCTAACATTCCAGACAGGCTGTTGTTCTTCTTCAGGCGTACCCTCTATACCACCAGTACCACCTTCTGACAAGCCTGGTCTAAGCGGAAGTATCTGTGCCGTTTCCTCAACCCTGCTTCCAGGCATTACTGTTGGTCTTACAGTTCTAGGACTTACTGTTAACCGCTGCTCTACTGTAACTGGAGGCGTATCTATAACTGAATCTGGCGGCGTAAATGGAGGCGGTTCAATAGGTGGAGGCTCTGGCGTTTCAGGTACGGTTGGCTTCTCTAACTCTTTGATGATCTGCTGCAGTAATTGGTCTTCAGGCGTAGGTTCTGTGACCGTTGGTGGCACAGGCTCTTGCGGTGTAATTAAGTCTTCTGGCTGCTTAGGCTCAGGCTCTTCTGTATTGATCTGAGGTGTAGGTTCAGGCGTAATCTCTGGTTGCGTGGTTACCTCTGGTTGAGGCGTTACTTGCGTTACGGTCTCTGGCTGAGTCTGTGTGACAGTCTCTGGTTGCGTTTGAGTCTGAGTTTGTGTTTGGGTTTCAGGCTGAGTCTGAGTCTGCGTAACGGTTTCGGGCTGAACTTGCGTTGCAGTATCAGTTGCAGTCTGTGTACCTGTTTGCGTTTGTGTACCAGTTTGTGTGGACGTATCAGTCCCGGACGTAACCGCTGTACTTGAATCTGTAGCCGTTGTTGTCGATGTAGCCGTATTGTTAGTCGTATCGACGGTTACGCTGGTTCCTGGCGTTAAGACAGTTCCTGTTGTATCGACTGATGGCACGTTTGTCGCACCACCGTCTTGCGTCAGAACAAGCGATGTACCGTTACCATTGTCTTGCAGAACGACACCAGTAATCGTTGCGCCAGTATCTACAACCGCACCAGTTCCACTGGTACTAATAACAGGGCCAGTAGGAGCTACCGTAGGTCTTGGGTTAGCAATAATTTGCGCGGCAGTTTCACCAGCATTCAAACGATTTGCAACAATGAATTTAGGCAAACCTGTTTGCGCAGCAATTGAAGAAACCTCGTCAATGGCTTGCGTATCACCACCAGTTACAACCGCTTGCCCACCGCCTTGGTCAACCGCTACTCCACCAGCGCCAGTTACAACGCTAGTTCCGCCACCAGTTGCAACCACCGGCCTTGGATTAGCAATAATTTGTGCCGCTGTTTCACCGGCATTTAGACGGTTGGCAACTACAAACTTAGGTAAGCCAGTCTGCGCAGCAATCGATGCCACTTCATTTGCAGCTTGAGTGCCAGCATCAGTTACAACCGTGCCGCCACCCTGAGTATCTGTAATCACCCCGCCATTATTGGTCGTCACACCACCTGTCACTACAGGTGTAACTCCAGTAACAACCGGCGCGGTTGGTGTTGTTACTGTTGGTGTTGTTACTGTTGGCGCAGTAGGTAACACAGTCGTTTGACCAGGCGTCAAACCATTAGCAGGAATAATGGTTAATGCACCTGTGCTATCAATAACAGATGCTTGATTGCTGTTCACATCAACAGCAACGACAACGCCTGTATTTGCTGCACCGGATGCAACATCAAAAGTCGGTATGTCAACACCAGTGGTTGGCAATGTACCAAGGTTTCCAGGCGTCAAATCAACACCAGGGTTAAGAATTGTTCCCGTTGTATCAGTTGGAAGCCTTGTTCCGGTTACTGTAAGCGATGCGCCTGGGGTAGCGGCTACACCACCAGGAACTTGTACGCCAAGGTTATTTTGTGCGGCTGTTGCTAACTCTTCGCCAGTGTTAATAGCGGTTGCAGTCTTGCCGCCAATAACAGCGCCAAGCACCGCTTTACCTTTAGCGGCATTAGCATCGCCGGTCGTAATGTATTCGATTAAACCTTCTTCTAAGGCTTCAGTTGCTGGCTCTAACAATGTCCTTGCAACAACATTGTTTGCGCCTGGTATCAAACCAATAGCAGCAGTGACGGCACCCGCAACACCAGCATCTTGCCTTGCCATGCGAGCAAGTTCTTGTGGCGTAGCGTTAGGATTGGTTGCCTTGAGTTCGTCAATCTTTTGCAAGGCTTGAGCGCCAGCAGACTCGGCAGCGTTTAATGCCATCGAACCAAGGAACTGCGCTACTTTCCCGCCTGGCAACAACAAAGCAGGAAGCTCTTGAATAAGCTCGGAACCAAGTATGGCCGCAGCGCCAGCGGGATTGTTAAGCGTAGCGCTAGCAATAGCTCTAGCAATCTGTTCTGTCGTTGAATTGGGGTTGCTTGCAACACGGTAAATCTCGTCAACAAATGCTTGCGACTGTTGATTTACCGCCTCTGGCCGCATAAGTTCGCCAGACGTTTGAATAGCTCTGAATTGATCTATAGCGCCTTGCGAGTCGACTCCTAACTGCTGGGCGGTTGCAGAAATAGCCGCGCCTAACTCTCCAAGGCCCGCCTGTGCTGTCCCAGTCAAACCACCAGCAACTTCATTAGCTCTGGTGTAAACACTCTTAGTCTGGCTAACAATGTTGCCACTAGCATCAATGGTGGCCGTATCACCCGTTGCTTTATCTCGTTGCGTTATGGTGCCATCAGCGTTTTGTGTCACCACAAGATTGCCTACTGGCAATACATTGGTATCACGCTCTGTGCTGATGTTCAGACTTGCAAGATCGTTTGCTGTTAACTGTTTGCCAATAAGATTGGGGTCGCCTGCATAGAGAATGCCTTGGTATACAGCATTAGCAGGCAATGCTTCAACCGCGCCAATGACGTTAGGTTGATCAAGAAACACACCACCACCTGCAATTGTGCTTGCTTCACCCGTTGGCAACAGTTGCGTGATCTTTCCGGTATTGATGTCTCTTAGATAAATAGTTCCGTTCGGGCCTTGATAACGCTCAGTTAGCGGGTACAGTTCTCTAGCAGCAGCCTCTGCCGCTGTAATTTGCTGCGCACCCTGCATTGCCTGGTTAGTTGACTGAGCCTGATTAGCCGCTTGTTCTTGCGCCACAATACCAAGCACATCGTCTTGCGTAGCGCCAGCAGCCGTATCCATGCCGACATCAGGCGTAGTACCTAGACCGCCCGTTGTAACCCCAGGCGTTAAGGTATCAGTCGCTGCGCCGCCACCAACAGTTGTTTGTGTTCCAGCAACTTGCGTAGGCGTCTCTCCTTTATTGATTGCTGCAGTCGAGCCACCAATAAAACCTTGTATCGCTGACTGAGTAACATCACCACCTGTAGCCAGCGCCTGAGCAACACTTGTTGCCGCAGAAACTAAACCGCTATCAAGTGCCGTATCGCCAGTTAACGAAGTTCCTGATAGCGTTTGCTGCGCACCGTTAGCAATCACTGAATTGATGATGGCGTTACCAACATCGCCACCTGTAAGGGCAGCAGTAGCTCCAGAGCGAACAACACTATCTACAAGTGAATTACCAGTTAGACCGCTTGTCAACTGACCAACACCAGCGCCGATGGCCGCGTTTCTAATGGCTGTAGCAGGGTCTGCGCCAGCCGCAACACTTGTTGCTGCTTGTATAACTGCACCACCAATTGCTGTAGCGGTCGCGCCTGTTGCGCCTAACGCGGTTCCAATAACCTGAGCAAGACCAGGAAACGCCGCTGTGCCAACAGTTACCAACAAAGGCATGATGGCTTGAAACGCGCCACCATCAACTTGCACATCTAAGATTGGCTGGGCTGTATTAGGATCAAGATACTCATATCGAGTCATCTTTCCTGTCATGCCTGACTGATCATCAGCCTTGCGAACAATAGTTGTTGGATTGATAACGGCGTAAGTCTTGCCGTTAATCGTAATGTCGTTGTAAGCAATATCATTGCCTTGCTCACCAACAACCGTATAAGCAGCATTTTGAACTGCTTGTTGCAATTGATTTGCAGGAGAAACTGCTGGCGGCTGAGCAGCAAGCCGCGCAGCCTCATCTCTTGCCGCCTGCTCTACAGCCTGTTGTTCTGCAATACGCGATTGCTCTTGTGCAATACGTTCTTGTTCTGCCGCTTGCTCTCTTGCTTGCTGCTCGGCAATCAAACGTTCTATCTCTGCTTCTCTACGTTGCTGTTCAATGGCACGTTGCTGTTCTGCACGATCCAAGTCCATCTGCCGCATGAGTTCCTGCTCAATGCGTTGCTGCTCAATGGCATAGGCTTGGTTTGGGTCGTAACCATAATTTTGTTGCATGTAAGAGATGTCAGCCTGGCTAACACCAACACGCAATAAATCATCAGGCGTAACACCCTCAGACGTTAGCCACTGTGACTTTGCTTCAGGGCTAAAGTTAAACCATCCGTCAGGTAATTCGCCAGGTAATGCCATGTCATAACCCCAAACGATTAATGATTGATTGGTGTACGCTCAAATGGCCCTGAAGCCATTCATAGAAATCATCTTCTTGGTTCCAGTCGGTATCGAACAGGTCAAAAGGATTCTCAAGACTTAACCTGTTTGCAAGCACTTCATGCTCTTGATAGTGCGACCATAACCAGTCATCAAGATCATCTAGATCAGCATCTGCAAGTGGATACTGAGGTATCACAATATCTTGATCTAGCAACTGTATGTAGAACGTGCGGTGCTGCTGCGCATTCTCAAAGATCATTTCTCGCAAGCCGTCTGCGTCACCAAAAACGACGTTAGAAAGATTGTCTAAATTCATGTTAGAACGGGTTTGAACTTGAAACAATAACGCCAGAGTTAGTAACCGTCCAAGGCCCACCACCGTTAGCAACGCTATTGTCTTTAACGGTTGATGACTGGCAAGTCAGCATCTTGGTTGTTGCGTCAACAGTCAGTGGTTGCGTAGGAACCGTTGCCGTAGAAAAAGATGATCCAAGATTAAAACGTAAGTTACTGATATTCCCACTCAAAAAAGTGGTTGTTGATGCTCTTCCGCCAATTGACGGAACTCTTGTACCGCTGGTAATAGTTCCAGAAAGTAGGCTAGAAGATGCCGTTTGACTTGAACCTACAAACAACCTAGTAGTGCCTGCCGATACGCGCGACACAGCAATGTATGTCCATGTAGCAAGCGATATGGAGGATGATGAAGTTATCGCTGTTGAGCTTGGCGAAGTTGGGTAATTATTGCGTATAAAAACAGGTCGTCCTGAAGAGTCGATATAAAACCTTACTGTTTGCGGATTTCCACTGCCACTCCCGTACCCAAAATCAAGAATAGCAGCCGTTGTTGATGGATACGAATCTAAATAAACAAAGCACTCAATACTAAACTGCTGAGATCCTATGGCAAAAGATGTTGAGATGGGATATTCAAAGTACGAAGAACCGTCAAAGTCATACGAATATTCACCTTCGACAATACCGCCGCCGACTGCCGGTATGGTTCTGCCAGCACCGAATGCAGACAAGATAGGCATTATGCGTACCGTGTTTGGCTTGCAAAGACCGTGAACGAACCGCTACCAGTCTTGATAAGCGTGTAGGTGTAAACGTCTACGCTATTGGCGTTTCCAGCACTAGGCGCAGAACCACCTGACCACTTAGGCGTAACGCTTGTGCCGTCTACTGTCAGGGCTGAGTTGTAGTAAGCCGTACCACCTTGCGTAACCAGGTGAGTCACCGTCACGCTCTGGCCTGTAGCCATGATGCTGTTAAGCGTTGTTGAACCGTCGCCACGAATGTTCAACGTCCAATTTGTAGGCCCGGCGTTACTGGTGTAGTACAGAATGGACTGTGTAGATACGTCAAAGTTAACCGTACCCGTGGCGGCTGTTGCTGCAATTGTTACCGTCTCTGCTGCGGCAGACAGTTTTAACTGCATCGTTGTACCGCTAACGCCAAGCGATAACTGATTGGCAAACGATACGTTTTGGCTAGCGTCTATCGTAAGACCGTTAGTGCCGTTGGTCTGTAGCGTAAGGATGTTGGTGTTGTCAGCCGTAGAGACTATGCCTACGCCTGACGTGGCGTTGATGGTGTTAGCCATTACATCACCTGAGATGTTGTTAGATTCACAATCTGATCTGTAGCAAACGATTCAACTTGCATGGTCTGGACAACCTCCACAACTTCCACATTACCCCACGGACTCTCAACCCAAGTCTTGCCTTCGTGCTGCCAGTTCCACTGCCATCCTGCCCTGTCCGCTGGCTTAGGGTCACGTATCAGCCATTCCCAGTTTAGCCATACCAACTCTTTACCATCAGGGATGTCTGTCGGAGGCGAAGGAGCCTGTTGCCAGCCTTCAGTACCGTCTGTTTCAGTGCTTGGGATAGACCCGTTCTTTGTCCAGTATTGCATGGTCTACCTCTATAGGGTTGGGAAGGCTGCTGTTGGTGGCGTGAAGTTGGTTGTATAACGAGCAATGCCTTTGGTTATACGGGCATCTTGGATGTAACCGTTTAATACAGAGCTTTTATCCCCATTCGCACCAACGGTTACGTAAGTTAACGCTGCTGACGAAGCCGTTGTCCCTGAATAAGTGCCTTTTAACACTCCGTCAATATACATTTTTGTGGTGCTGCCATCAGAAACAACAGCCAAATGAGCCCAAGTGTTTGCTGTAATAGCGGATGACCCGGAACTCGGCCCAGTCCCTCCCGTTGCGCCATCGTTGCAAATAATTTCTGATCCAGATCTATATATATTAATACCAGAATTAGTTGATGCCCCAATTGCCAAACAAATTAATCCGGCCGCACCAGCAGCTATAGTTGTTGTGTAAAACCAAAGTTCAATCGTGTATATATTGCCAATTCTAAATAACGCATTAGCGTTGTAACTGGTTACATAATCTCCAGTCCCATCAAACGACATACTACTCCCACCCCACTTGCTCTGTGCCGTACTTATCTGAGCATTACCCACCGTCTCCAAGTCATTCTTACTTGTAGCATCGTAGATACCGGCGTTGGTGAAGTTGAGTAGTAGGGATGTGTTGGTGATGGCGGTGAGTGGTGCGGTTGGTGGGGTGAAGTTGCCGGTGTATACAGCAGTGCCTTTGACCAAACGAGCATCGGATACATATGTTGCCGTAGTAGTTGACGTTCCTGCTCCAGAATACTCAAGACCAATGCTTACACCATTAGCGGCTACCCCTGTAAATGATGTCGTATTTGTTGCTTGGCCTACGGACGTTCCATTTATATACAACGTAGTATTATTTGCGCCGCTTC